ATACATACAAGCAGCGCGTGAAGAGCTAGAAGATCGAGATGAAAAGATTTAAAAGAAGAAAGGGTCCCGTCCAAGCAAAGAAAGTCACATTCGACGGGATCCAATTTGCTTCAGGTCTTGAAAAGTATATGTATCTAGCTTTAAAAAAAGCTAAGATCAAAGCTCAGTACGAAGGCGAAACCTATCAATTATTTGAGGGGTTTATGTTTGAAAACGAGAGCTACGAGAGACAAGCAAATGGTAAAGGGGAATTCAAAAATAGAGGCTCTAAAAAGATTTTAGGCATCAAATACACCCCTGATTTTGTAGCAGAAAAGTTTATAATAGAATGCAAAGGACGTGCAAACGAATCGTTTCCAATTAGATGGAAGATGTTCAAGAAACATGTAAAAGAGCGAATTCCACATGTAACTTTATATAAACCACAGAATCAAAAGGAATGTGACAAGGTTGTAGAATTAATATTAACGAATAAATTAAATTAAATGAAAAATTGGGAATTAAGTTTTGGGTTTTACCCAGGAATATTATTAGGTTTTAGAACCTATAACGAAGTGAAGAAGAACAACCATGTGTTATATATACCTTTTATCGATGTGTGCTTAACTACGTTCAATGCGTAATGATTTAAACAAAAAGATACTTTCAGATCTTACGATCCACATGAAGTATGCTAAGTTTATACCCGAGTTAAACAGAAGGGAAACTTGGGAAGAGCTAGTCACGAGAAATAAGGAGATGCATCAAAAGAGATACCCTGAGTTGGTAGATCAAATACAATTAAATTACAAATATGTTTATGAAAAGAAAGTTTTACCATCTATGCGGGCTTTGCAGTTCAGTGGTAAGCCGATTGAAATCAGCCCTAACAGGCTATACAATTGCTCTTACTTACCTATTGATCACACTGATTGCTTTAGCGAATGTATGTTTCTGTTACTCTCTGGTTGCGGAGTGGGTTATTCAGTTCAGAGACACCATGTCAACGTACTCCCTCATATAACAAAACCATTCGAGGGTAGAACTCGTAGGTTTGTTATCGGAGATAGCATTGAGGGTTGGTCAGATGCAGTTAAGGTTTTAATCAAGTCCTATTTGGGCTCTAAGAGATCATCTAAGGTCAAATTTGATTATTCTGATATTAGGCCAAAGGGATCACAACTTGTGACCTCAGGGGGAAAAGCTCCAGGACCACAACCATTAAAAGAATGTTTAGTAAAAATTAAAGGATTATTAGATGCAAAAGAAGACGGAACAAAACTCACTACACTGGAGACTCACGATATCATCTGTCATATTGCTGATGCTGTTCTTGCAGGCGGTATTAGACGGGCTGCTTTAATATCATTATTCTCGGCATACGACGAAGAGATGATATCAAGCAAATCAGGTGATTGGTGGGAATCAAATCCTCAAAGAGGTAGAGCCAACAATTCAGCTGTACTAATGAGACATAAAATAACTAAAGAATTTTTCTTAGATTTGTGGAAACGTATTGAATTATCCGGAGCTGGTGAGCCTGGCATATACTTTAATCACGATAAAGATTGGGGAACTAATCCATGTTGTGAAATTGCGTTAAGGCCATATCAGTTTTGTAACTTGTGCGAAGTTAATGTAAGTGACGTCACGAGTCAGGAAGATCTTAATGCTAGAGTTAAGGCCGCATCTTTCATAGGCACGCTTCAAGCAGGTTATACGGAATTCCACTATCTAAGAGAAATATGGCAAGAGACAACTGAGAAGGATGCTTTAGTCGGTGTATCAATGACAGGTATTGCTTCTAAGAAGGTTTTGAAGATGGATATGGCTAAAGCTGCTGACGTAGTTAAACGTGAAAACTCTAGAGTTGCGAAGCTTATAGGCATAAACAAAGCAGCTAGAACAACATGCGTCAAACCAGCTGGAACAACGTCTTTAGTACTCGGTACGTCTTCAGGTATTCACGCTTGGCATAACGAATTCTATATTAGAAGGTTACGTGTAGGTAAGAACGAACCTATATATAAATATCTAAAACAAAACAATCCTGACTTAGTTCAGGACGAATATTTTAGACCACACGATACTGCTGTTATCGAAATACCACAATCAGCACCGAAAGGTTCTATATTAAGAACTGAGTCTGCTTTTGACTTACTCAAGAGAGTTAAAAAAGTTGCTACCGAATGGGTGAAGCCTGGACATAGGAAAGGCTCCAATACTCACAACGTGTCTGCAACAATTAGTTTAAAAGACGACGAATGGGATAAGGCTGGAAAATGGATGTGGGATAACAGAGAGTGTTACAATGGTTTATCAGTTCTACCTTACGACGGTGGAACGTACACTCAAGCTCCGTTTGAAGATATAACAGAGCAAGAGTTTAACAAAAGAGTCAAGTTATTAAACGATGTAGATTTATCTATGATTGTTGAAATGACTGACGAAACAGATCTGTCTGGTGAATTGGCTTGTGCCGGCGGAGTCTGCGAAATAACAAGTCTTTAATTAAACAAAACAAAATGGAAAAAGTATTTAATGTAGTAAACGAATTTTTTGGTAAAATGTCAACTTTATTTATGACGCTATTGTCATTCGGAATAGTAGCTGAGATTTTATTTGGGAAAGCAGTTTTAGGAATGTCCGTGATTGATAACGTAACAGAATTGATTGCAGCATTTGGAAATAACGGGGTAGTTGGATTAATCGCTCTAGTTATATTATACAACTTACTAGATAAAAAATAGTATTAACAATTAAATTAAATTAAATTATGGAAAATGAAGTAACAAATCTGCTTAAAAATATGGCAGAACAATTTCACGAAGCAACACACGATGCTACGAAATTTGAAAGTGGTAATAACTCTGCAGGAACGAGAGTTAGGAAAGCTATGCAGAACATTAAGAACTTAGCTCAACAAGTTAGGTTAGAAGTTCAATCACAAAAGAACAGTGTGACAGCGTAGTGCTATGCACTAAACTAAGAAAGGGAGTAACGAAAGTTACCCCCTTTTTTTTTATGTATTTATTTAAATTATTCTTCTTGTTGACTCACAATATACGTTATTAACCCAGCTAGCATTATGAAAACTAAGTAATATAAAAACAATTTACAAATCATTAAATAACCGTGTATTTAGTTTTTCCTTTGTCTTTATATGCTTTTAAGCATCTGTTCCGATTATCAATTTCATTGACATAACTAATGTGAATCCAATTAGGATTCTTATCATCTCCAAACTCCCAGATCATTTGATCGAAGTTTATATTCTCTTTAACCCATTCATACATCTCAGCGTTAGTCTTTTTACATCTAGTGTCATCTATATCTATAGCTTGACCCTTACAATGTTGAGATGATGTTGATCCGCCAATAGCTTTGTTTAAGGCTTTACCTCTGTAGAAGCTATTAACTCTAATTGGTCCACCAACCCACTCTCTTAATGGTTCAAACACTTGTTCAGCTAACTCTTTCATGTTAGCTAACTCAAATTGATTTGGAGTATTATCTAATCCTCGGCGCATCGCTGTTATGCTATACACTCCTTCCTTATCGCTTATGTGTTTGCTTATCATTTTTTATATTATTTAATATGCCGTTGTGTCATCTACCTCGAACACAAACGTGTAGTTTATTTTTGGCTGACCACTTGGGCCAGAGCCAGACGTACATTGAGTGCTAAACAATATTCTATCACCTACACTGAACTGAGTTGATGTAGAATAACCAGTTTCAAAATTACAAGCGTTAGCCGCATCACTGGCGTCTGTTGTAAAATCTACAACGTGGTTGGTGTGCGAGGCTCCACCGGCGTTTGCTGTAACCGTCGCTATCAATGTTGTAGTTGAACCTATTGTTCCATTGGGAACTCTCTTTAATTTAAACGACCAAGCTTTTGCTGATAAGCTTGATTGAGTATTTATTAAAACTCTTTTTAATACTCCAGTTGCTGGAGCTACAAGTGGGATAGCGAGATTAAGTTCAAGCACATTCTCTCTATCAGAATCTGCTAGAGGCACGTAGATTTCACTAGTCATACCACTACCAGTGAATTTCGCAGATGTGTGCACGTAGTGTAATCTTTTTGTTGGTAGTGTTGTTTGTATTTTGTCTTGAATAGCAGCTGACGTCATTATACTAGTATCATCATCAACAAATGATTCTGAAGACGTTTGTATTAAATCCCCATCAAGATAATCAAAAACAACACATTCGTCAGCTAAGCCCACAGCTCCAGAACTAACATCAAAATCTGCTGAAGCAAAACTAGCAGCTCCTTTTGCAGAAGTACTAGCGTCAGCTAAATTTAATGTAACAGTTCCACTAGTTCCACCACCAGTAAGATTTGTTCCTGCGGTTACGCCTTCTATATCTCCACTACCACCACCGCTAACGGTTGCTTTAACTATTTTATTATTTGAGTCTAAACCTAAGTTACCACCACTAGCTATAGTACCAGTGTCTATATCTTCTAAATAGACGTCATTACGGAATCTAGATATTAGATCATATACGTATTGGCCTATCCACTTCATGTTAGTTTATTATTACGTCCACAGTGCTATCTGCTGCACTTAATTTTATATATAACCCGAATTCACCGACACGATTATTAAACTTCGCAGCATCATATACCAAGGTAACACCTATGGGTAAGTTTATTTTTTTTAGCAAGTAAAATGTACCAGTAAGTTTCTTTTCAATAAACACATCTACAGTCACGCTGTCAGTAGCATGAGTGTTAACTAGTTGTATACTTGATACTAGAACGCTATCTCCTGCCGACAATAACTCTTGTGTTAATGCTCCGGTTATATTAAAATATTGAGCCATTTATTACTCGTGAATTATCATGTATTCTAAAGTAACAGAATCAGTACTACTAGGAGTCACATCAATATCTTGATTGTTTGCGTGAGCCGCACTCGTCCATACTGCTGAGTAAGGGAAGAACATCCAGTCCCCACCGTATAACCAACCTATTTCCTCTAATGCACCCGCACCATTTTGTATACCGACCGCTACGTGTTCAGCAGTTGAAGTTCCAGTGTTTTTAATATACACCTTCGCTGCTTTGTCTTCTGTAAGAGTTTGGTCTTGATAATGATCAAGATCTATAAGCTTTACTGTACTCATAGAAGTAAAAGTTCTTCTTCTCAAACCACTTGTTTGATCTAATCCTGTCGTGCTACCAGCTTTAGTTAGTGTAGCTGTGTTAGATATAGAAATACTATTGTCTGCAATATCAGAACTAGCTAATGTTATTGTTGCTGTTGTTGTTGCCATGTTTATTGTTTTTAATGTTATTATTATGCTCCTGTAAACGTTCTACCTTCATGGAAAATAGCGTATTCTACCGTGTTGACTTCATTGGGTGCTTTAATTTCAAGGTTTGCAGCTGCGTCTGCTTGACTCCAAGGAATAAACATCCAGTCTCCTCCATATAATCTACCTAACACCGCTTCATCTATTGACACTATAACATAATGAGTTTCGTCAGTGTTTTTATTTACCACATACACCCTGTTCCCCTTATCCACTGCTGCTGCGGTAGAATCTAATAACACATATATATTGTTGTCTCCAGGTATTTTTACTCTACCTGAGTCGTATTGAGTTAATCCAGTTGTTGTACCCGCGTCGTAAAGAGTCGTAGTAGACGACAACGATAAGCTGTCGCTAAGTAGGTCTGCACTAGCAAGTGTAATTGTTGCTGTTGTTGTTGCCATAATTTTTATTTTTGTTTTTGTTGGTTTTGTTTATTTGTGTTTGCAACCTTCTAGTTTTGCTAGTTCTTTTTCAAGCTCTACTATACGGTCTTCGTTTTCGTTTATTATTTTAATCTTTTTCTCTAGTCTTCTATCTAGAATTATAATATCTTCTCCTAATTGAGCTATTTGACTATAAGCCATACCCATAGTAAAGATAATACCTATTATCCAGATTATGTTTCCGATGTTAATTTTAAAGTCTTTCATTATTCACATTCGTGTAAGTAGTAACAAACTATTCTCCCAAGAATTAAAGATATCGCTATTAGTAATATGTATTTCATTTTACCAGAATAACAATTTAACAATATAACCTATAATAGCAGCATATAAACCCCAAAGAGCTTTTGTCACTGTAGATTTCCATTTTTTCATATAATGAAAATCACGAACATCCTTCATCCAGCCAGCTAGATTTTTATCTCTCTCGTCTAAACGATTAGTATTTTTGTTAACCCTAACCACTAAACCTTCGTCTGGGTCTAGTAACTTGATCATTAGTCTATCCAACTTATCATTTATCTCCTTAACGTCTTCTCCCAAAGTTTCGATATCTTTTTTCATTAATGCTATTTCTTGTGCAGTTGTTGCCATATCAAATTATAATCACTTATTTTTTCAATTGTTTACTTTATCTATCTTCTACTTTTTAATAGGTTTTTTCTTCTAATTTCCTCTCTACTTAGTGGTTTTTTCTTCTTTTTACTTTTCTTCTTATCTTTCTTAAGTCTATCTTTTATTTCTTGTATTTCTTTATTTTCAATATCAAGATTATATTGAGTCCAACCCCAAAACATCAAGATTCTTTCCAGAGCTGTATGTTGATTGTTTAAAACCTCTTGCATATTTTGTACTTTCTGATATACTCTATATGTTGGCGCGCCTGTTATACCTTCTATATAACGAGTATATGCTGACCACATTGGATTATCAATGTCGAATGTTTCCATTTCTTTTATAACTTTTTTGTTATAATTAAGAGTTTTTTCACCCAAAGTTATATGCCTAGATTTAATACCTAGAACTGGAGAAACGTTTAGTAATTCTAATAAAACACTACTTTCGTCTGGATTATAATCTTTGCCCCTTTCTTTCATCCATTGTCTCGCTATGTTTTTCAAAGTAGCAACTACAGCTCCCATTACACCAGATCCTCTTAAAATAGAATCTATAGTACCATGTATTATTCTTTCTTGCTTTTTAGTTACCTTATCTTCCTCTTCGTCATCATCAAACATAACAGCAAATAAAGCTGTTTGCAAGCCGTAAAATATTAAGTTCTGTACTCCAAGATAATAAACCACTCTAGACGCATTGGATATATCACTTTGTATTAAGCTTGTGTTACCGGGCGTTGTTCTTCTATTATATATATCTGAAAGCGCTTTCTTAGTTATTCTATTGTATTGAGATGTAATGTTTTGGAAATTCAAAATAACCTTACCAATAGGCGAAGCTTGTTGCTGTGATACTTTATCTGGTCTAGCTGATTGCTGAGTAGACTGAGTTATATCTTGGAAATCTGTCCACGCTTTTGCTTCTGCTTCTTTTTGGTTTAATCCTTCTTTTAAATAAGTATTAACTCTATTTCTATAAAAAGTAGCTCCACCTGTTGCAATAGCTATACTATCCCCAATTTGTGTTGGTGTAAATCCTAATTGTAATAATTTAGCTAATAAAGCTCTACCTGTGAAATCTTTACCACTAAGTTCTTTTACAAGATCAGCGGCATTTACATCAGTTTGTATACCACCACGTCTTTGCTTTAACATATCTGAATTAAATATTTTAACCCAATCTTCGCGATATTGTTTTACATTTGCAAAAGCTTTAGCAGCGGCAAACATGTTGTTATCTGCAAAATTAATATAGTTAACAATAGATAGTTGTTGTAATAAAGCTGATCTCATATTTAAAAACATAACAGAACCAACCGCAGCGTTTAAATAGTTCATAAACCTGTTTGTAAGTTCGTTCTGTCCACTAGGTCTATTTCTACCAGTTTTAATTCTATAAATAGAGTCTTCAATAGCGCTTCTAACGTTTTTACCGTATATAGCTTCTATTTTATTTAAGTTTTCTTCAGAAAATATCACATCTACATTTTCATTAAACTCAGCAAGATAATCTGCTCTACCTTCTCTTCCAGTTGCATCATCTAAATCTACTCTTATATCTCCAGCCTCCCAACCTTCTGTTGGTTTAACATAACCTTCTCTTTTAGATATTACATTTAATGTTTCCGCATACGCTTGTAATTCAGCATCTTCCATTACCAATTCAGATAATTTTGCTTGATCAGTTTCGCTTAAACCAGGTATTTTATAACCATGTTTATTCCATATGTAAACTCTTATAGCGTCTTGATATGTAAAATCTCCATCAGGGGTTTTCTTGTTTAATTTCTTTTTTATTCCTGGGAATTGTTTATTTAAAGCTTTGTAATCATTAGCTACATTTTGCTTAGCTGCATCAAGTTCTTTGTTAGCTCTATTTAAAGGTCTAATTAAAGCTTTTTCAAAGAAATTTCTATGAGCGTCTCCTTTCTTACCTTTACCTAAGAAATTATATATTAATCCTACAAAATCTTCATGTGATGGTGGTATAAAGAATCTAAACTTACCTTTATTAGATCCACGCTTTCTACCTTTAATAGCGGAAAATCTTTTCTTAGATTCCATACCTGTTACATCTTCTAGTATATCGTTAAACTCAGTATCCATATTCTTACTAAACTTAACTCTAGCTTGTTGAACCTTAGATTTAACATCGAGTTGATCTAACATATTCTGCACGGCTTTTACGTTTTGTAAAGCATCATCAGCAAAGTAAAAGTCATTATAACCTTCACCAACTTTTTCAGCCACCCAAAGTGCTTTAGCGTCTGCTGTAGAATTTCCTAATCCAGTAATATTCTTTAAAGGTATGTTTAAACCATTAGCTTTTAAAAACGCGTGTATAGCAGCGGCAGATTCAGCGGGTCTAGCGGTTAATATAAACATATTCTCAGGACCAAACTTATCTTGTAATTTTAAAGCTTTTTCAAATAGTGGAGCTTTCTTACCATCTACAACTTTGTTAAATTCTGAGAAGTCCCACTTATAACCTAACTCTGTTAGCTCTTGATATGTACTAGCATATTGTTCTGCGTTTAATGTACCTTTAGTTCCATCTGGTCTAGTAAATCTAATCATAGATTTAGTCGTTGCCAGTGTATCATCAAAATCTAAAACAGTAATACCTTTAGATTCGTTATTAGTTGAACGAGAGAACATTATAGCTTTATCTAGCTTTTGAAAATCTTGAGATTTACTAAATTTAGCATTGACAATAACTTTATTATCTACTAGTTTTTGAAGAGCGTCTTTAAAAGCAGCGTTATTATATCTACTACGACCGCCCTTACGCCTAAGTCTTTCACTATTTAATATTCTATCTAGCGCTTTAGGTAACACGTGTACTCTAGCTTCATCAAATATTTCTTGCAGTTTAACTTTACTTATTTTACCATCAATATAATCATTAACATAACCTTGCATATCATTGTTAGTGATTTCATGTTCTAATACTGTTTTCTTTGAATCTAAATCGCTAACTGAACGATCAACAACCATACCTATTTTAGCTATTTTTCTCAAAGCGCCTCTCTGATCATAAGCCATGAGTTGTACTATAGCTTTTTTCTCAGTAATAGTTAAACTTTTAGAATCTGCAATTTTAAATATATAAGCCTGTGCTTTTACCGCTTGTTCATTTACCTTGTTAGCTAACTCAGTATCATTGTGAGCATTGTTTTTTATATTTTCAACATTCTCATACAGCTCTACATCTTTCCAAGTTTTACCATCTTTATACTGCATTTTCTTCCTTTGCTCTGCTTCTGGCTTGTTCTTGTCTTGCGCGATAGTGGTTGCCCTATAGTTCCCTTTAACATCTTCACTTAGGTTTTCTATAACCTCTTCCAATAACAATTGATTAGTAGTAATACCTTCGACTTTAGCAGATCTAGTTGGTCTTCCAACATTAGCTAAATATTCGTTAATAATTTCTATTTTTCTTTCAGTGTTCTTAATGTTTGCTAACTTCCTTTTAAGGTGTTTTACAGAAGAATCATGTCCTAATTTTCTTATTTTAGCAACCCCAAACTCTTTAATGTCTTTAATTATATTATCAATATGAATTTTACCAAGAGTACCGTTTGCTAAAACAGCATCTATACCAACATTAACCAAACCAAGTTCTGCTTTAACTGTTTCAAATACTTCTATTAAACCAAACCCATCTTCAACAAGCTCTCTAGTCATTGTTAAGAAGTCTTTTGTTAATCCATCTTCTTGAACATTTTCTAAATTCTGTAAATATACTCCAATTTTCTTCTTTTTGCTAGGCGTAAATAAAGAAAACTCATTTGCATTTTGAACTCGAGAAAACTTAACATCACTTTTAGAAAACCTAAGGTTTGTTTCTTGTACAACACCGTCTATTGTTACGATTGTTGTTTCGCCTGTTTGCAGCTGATTTAATGAAGCTCCTTCAACTATTGTTTTTACAACTATTTTAACTTTCTTACCTTGAATACCGTAATATCTTTCGTAAGCAGGTGTTAGATACTTTATGTTAGCTTTTTCAAACCCAACTAACTTACTTGGATCTTGAAACTCTTCAAAGTATTTTTGATTAACAGTACCTTCAATCGTTATTGTTTCCGCTTGCATAGTCCAATCTTTTTCAATAAGAGATCTTTCGTATTTAGTTATGTTGTCAACCCTAATCTCATCTCTACCAAAACTAACTTTTTCAGTGGCTATTGGGTTATTATAAGTTCTTTCTTCTTTAAAGTCTAACCTTTGTCCTTCTTTAAAATTTTGCGTTCTTTTGAGGTTGTAATTATTTGATCTTTTATTTTTATTATCAACCTCAATACTCACTCCATCAGTTCTACCATTCTTTTTAGTCTTTTGCGAGATAAAATCACCATCACCATCTTTTAGTGTAATGGTACCATTCTTCTTATCACCAGTTACTTTTTCATAACGTATTACTTCTGATTTATTTTTATATACCAATGATACTGGTTTGAAACCATCTTTATCTTTCTTGCCTCTAATCACAGGGGCGTTAGTAGATTTATCATTTCTATCCCACCATTCCATGTTATTACCATCTCTAAAAGCAATTAATTTGCCATCATGAAAAGCTATCTTATGACCGTTACCTTCTTGATTATATTGTTTCCAATGTTGCCACGCTTGACCTAATTCACCTTTTTGTTTAGAGGTAAATTCTATTCTATAATACTCACCTTCCCCATAGTCTTCTACTTTGCTGAAATCCTCTATCACATAACCCTCGTCAATTAAACCATCTCTAAACGTTATAGCATTCTCGCGGCCGTCTATAGTTTCTTCCATGCCAACTTGTTCTTGCCTAGCAGCTAAACACCAAGGATTAGATTTTTTTCCAAAGTGAGTATCAATTACTTTTCTAACATCTTTTTGTCCCTGTTTAGAATCTTCAACATCGTAAATCGTAACACCGTCGGTTAACTCTGTTTTGTTAGTAAAAGCTTTAACTTTATCAGGATTAGTTCTAGCACCTTTAACTTCTCCAACAAATGTTTCTATTAATTCGTTAGGATTTTTGAAAGAGAATGGATCTATCTTCTTCTGAGTAGCTATTCTCTCAGCTTCTATAACTTTATAGCCATCTTCAGGTAGTATTAAGAAGCCGTTGGCTGTATAGTGCATAGCCATTTTCTCATACTTAGATTTCTTATGATTAGGTATTTCTTTACCATCTACAAAGTCAAATACAGATTGAACAGCATTTTTTCTTTGATCTTCAGTAAGATCAGGTCTTCTCTTAGTTAATTGCTTCTCATAAGCTTCTCTGTGAGATTTAGAGAACTTAATTTGAGAATACACGTTAACGTCTCCCGTACCGTCTATAGCTGCTGAGATGTCTCCTATCGCGTTACTCTTAGAGAATTTAACATTAACCTCTCTACCAATTGCAGCGCCTAATTCAGCAACACTTCCTGGGTCGATGTCCATTTCAGCAATCTTACTTTGAACTTCTTCAGACTGTCTAGCTTCCATGATTGCATCGGTAACTAAACCATTAACCATTCGCATTGCAATACCATCTTTTCTAGTACCTTTTAAACCTTGTCTTGAACCAGTGACTGGATTAATACCTGGTTGATCAGCCCAACTTACCAATTCAGTTTCTGTTGGCATTATTTTATTATATAGAGAAGGTGAGAAAGCACCTTTACCTGTTTTCTTATCTTTTGTAATCTTGTTTAAAGCTTCTGGTGGTAATTGCTCTCTGTTTACAGCATCTTGTACTTGCTCTATAGAGGTTAATGTCTTAACAAAATTTGTAAAGATTCTATCAGCTTCAGGAGTGTTTCTTTCCATTTGAACTAAATCCGCTGTAGATATATTTTTAACGATGTCTTCTCTAAATTTCTTAAGATTAGATATATATGTGTCTTTTGTTCCTCTTTTCACGTGTACGTCAGCAACACCATAAGTTAAGAAGTTTTTGATTTGCTTAAACAAAGGACTGTTAAGATTAGCGTATTCCTTTTTTAGTTTAGCTGCAATAGCTTTTGCTCTCAACTGAACATCTGTAATGTTCTGAGTAGTACTATAAGCCATCATTAAACTTTTCTTAACGTTGTCTAATACCTCGTTGTATATTTTACTACCAGTTTCAAATCCTAGTTTTTTTCTAAACTCAGAGTATCTTTGTTTATCAGCTTTTTCTTTTTTGGCTTGACCTTCGATTGATAAATCTTCCTCTTCAAAAGCCTCCATCTCAGCAGATTTTTCAGCCGCAACTTGAACTTTTACTTCACCTTCTTTAGTTGTCTTGCCTATATCTTTAGCGCCTTTCATTTCGTCAGCAACCTTAAACTCTCTGTTGTAAACGTTACCAGCTTTATTAGCTATTTGAGAGTTGATCCAACCAAATAGATTGTCATTTTGTTCAGGCTTAAAATTCTTAACATGGTTAACTAACTCAGAGTAAACTAAGTCAACAAAGTTATCCGGAACGATATCAGCTTTATATTTAGATCGTATTAAACCATCAAGCATTTTATTGCTTTGCATTTCTTTGATAGCAAAGTCAGCGCCTTGTTCTTTCCACGTTTTATTAGTCCAACCCATGTCAGCTAATTCGTTTACAGCGTTTGTTTGATTTTTAGAAAACTTAGTTGCAGGTTCAGATTTAGTTTTAGGCGCGGATTCTGCAGCTTGTTTAGCAATTCTATTTTCTCTAATTGCCTGTATATCTTTTGTGTCAATAGTACCAGCTTTAATTTTCTTAGCTATTCCAATTAAAAAGTTAATTGCATCTGTCTCTCCTTTTAAGTCAATTTTTCTACCACCAACTTTTTCAATACCTTTATTCATAAGGTTAGCTAAAAACCCTGCTTGTTTTGATTTAGCTATATCAACCTTACCACTAGCAACCTCTTCTAAGAATACCATTATAGTTTCATCGTATAACTTATCTTTAATAGCACCAGCTTGATTTAATCGAAACTGTAATCTTTTGTATGCTGCTGGATTAGCTTGTTTTAAATATTCTGTTATTTGTCCACTTAGCTCTTTAAAAGCAGCTGGATTAGAACCAATAGCCTTTACAAAGACAGAGTGTCCAACCTCATGCGTTCTTGTTTCCAACCTATCGTCCATAGCCATGTTGTTGGCAACAATAAAAGGCACTTGCCCGTCTTGTGTTGGAATATTCGCACCGTGAACGTTACCATCTTTTACCCCCTTAAAAAACTCAGCTTTAGCAGCCTCAGATATGTTTGTTTGTTTTTCAACCCAAGCTATAGCGTCCTCATTTGTCTCAAACAACTTGGTATTTGTTAAACCAGCTTTTGAGTTAGCGGCATGATCTCTTTTAATTTTTCTAACGTTATATAAAAATTTAGCCCTTTGGTTTATTTCTATTTCTGTTGGTTCTTTTCTACGACCTTTAGTTGCTTCTAAGTTAACATTAACTAAATCATCGCCAGCTTGCTTTTTTAAAGCAGCTACGTCATCAGCGTTTTCATCTAAACCAGAGTAAGCGTCCCACTCATTTCCAAAAGCGTTTTTATCTCTAAAGAAATCTTTTTGTCTTTGTTTAGAATCAAACTTTACTTGTAAAACTTTTAATCTATCGTTTCTTTGCTGATCTGTTAAGGTGGTATTATTATCAACCTCAATAGCCTCGTTTTTTATACCTTCTAACTCAGAGTTTAGTGCAAAATAATATTTTGTAGCATCGTCGCTTAAACTGTTGACAAGGGCCTCTTGTTCTCTAACATGTGTTTCGTTTTCAGCCTGTAAATCAGCAATTATTTTATTGTTGTTGTTTATGTCAGCTTGCGTTCCAGCGTTAGTAATACCAGCTTTTAAATTTATTTTTATATTTAAGTTTGTCTTGTTAAGATTTTTCAATTTATCAACACGTTGTCTATACTCTATATTAGCGGCATGATCATTAAACTGAGATAAATATAAACCTCTAGCAAATGGAGCTACACTTAAAGTAGTACCAAACATAAGACCAGAAAACATAGCGTGATCTAATCCTTGTGTTAGTGGTTTTCCGTCTATAATATTTTGAGTTAACTGCGTCATACCCTCACCTATAGGCTCTGATGCTATACCATATACTGTTTTACCAATGTTCTTTTTAAAGTACTTACCCACTGTTTGGTCTAACAATGTTTTTTTACCAGGTGTAATTGAGAAACCTCTTTTAGCAGCTTTAAGCAATGGAATTGTAGTTAAAGATTCAAATACTAATTCAGAAGCACCGAAACCAGCACTCATCCACCACATCTCCGCGTTAGAAAGTTGTCTTCCTCCTTCAGAATTTCTTTCAATAGATAAATCAGTATAGTGCTCTCCAAAAGCACTTAAACCAAGAGTAGCCGCTCCAACACCAGGTATTGCTAAAGCTGCAAATACAGGTATTTGATTAGCTATTTCTTGAGCCATAAATGTACCAAAATTAGTAAGAGAATCAAATGCATTGTCAAACTCCACATCTTTAGCATAAGATTCTCTAATTTCTGAGGTTGATGTTTTAAAATCAGATAGGAATTCAATAGCATCTTTATTCTCCCCACCACCCATTAAATTCATACCGATAGTAGCGTTAAAAAACATTTCAGTAGTACCTAAAGCTATAGTTGTTAAGAACTTCTCTAAACCATTATAATTTCTTCTAGCAATATCAATAGCAGCAGCGTTGTCACTGTACTGAACAGCTTTTTCCATTACTTTTTCTTGAAACGACTTAAAAGCTTTGATTTTGTTGTTGATTTTAACATTAAGCCCCTTAAATTCATTAAATATTCTTTCTGGAATTTGTCTACCACCTTGTAATGTAACTACACTTTCACCAGGCATAATATCAAACACAAAATCAGGATCTTCTAGTTGAGAGTTTATTTCATTAAATCTAGTAATTTCAACACCATTGTCTAATTCCAAAGCTTTAGCCGTGAGTAAAGAATAGTCTTTGTTAAAGTCTACATCAAACTCTTTAGCTGCTATCGTGTATTTTTCAGCTTTTGTAGCTTTGTTTCTACCGCCATCTCCACCTATCTTATAAGAATAATTATGTTGGTAGCCATCTGTTTCTATAATTTCAGTTAACGCTTTTTCTTGAACGCTATCTATAACATACTCTAAAGCTCTTTCATGCACTTCTTCTGTAGTTGGTTGGCTTTTGTTGCCATCGGCCTCATACTCCGCTTTTAAATCTTTTAAAGCTCTTTCTAATTCTTCTTTATAAAGTTGTACTTCGTATTTTTGAACAGACGATCCGCTTCCCACCCCCATAGTACTAACACCAGAGCTCGCTATCTTTGTTTTTATCTCTTTACCAAACAAAGTGCCTTCTTTAAACTTCTTTTCTATTTCTGTGATTTCTTCAGCGGCTAATTTATCTCTCCAAGCATTTATATCTTCCCAAGTTTTTCTCCTTGCTTTTTTAGCCGCGTCTTGAGCAGCCCAATTTTCATCAGTAGAATATTTGTTAACAAAATCTTTGAGGATATTAAAAGATCTATCTCGTCCTTCTTCTTCACTTAAACCCGGAGACATAGGTGTCGCTATTTTCTTTACTTTTGCTTCAGTATATTGTTTATCATCTATCGATGATTTGTATCCTACTGTCCTCCCATTTTCAATAATCGGACTAAAGTATTCTTCGGCAACCGTTGTAGTTTTTCCATTTTCATCAATAATTTCACGTGGCTGGATTTTTCTTTTATATTTCTTTCCTTTGCTGTAAAGATTTAAACCGCCAATATTCATGTCAAATGTAGCAGAGTGTTTACCGTCTTGAGTAGAAATTTCAACAGCATCTAATCCACTACCTTCTTTAGATCCCAACCTTACTTCTTCAAAATTAAACCCAGGATATAACTCTTTTAACTTTCTTACAGCCTCTCCTTCACCTTTATTAAACAAACTAGTGTGAGCGTCGATGTTATAACCAACAACATCTAGTGGTGAAGCGTAGTCTGATGACGATAAGATAGTTTCTGGGTTATACGCAGGGACTTCAGTGGCTGCTCCAGTAAACTTATTTACAGTAAACTTATTTTCGAAAGTATTAAAGTCACCTGTAAAATCACCATCATTTACAATACCAGCGTGTAGTGTTTTTCTGTAATCTAAGTCTTTAAATTTCTCTTGAAATTGCTCGAAACTACCGTAAAAATAACCATCATCATATAAACCTTGATATAACTCTTCTAACATACGTAATGTAATTTAATTTTATTAATCATATTTTACTCCAACAGCGTTTCTTCTAGCGTTAACCTTAGTGTAGAAAACAGGTTGGCCAGTAATAACTACACCTTCTACCTCTTCGTCGTTTGTTATAAGTTGACCAGTAGCACCATCTCTTACATTATACCCCACGACCTTACCATTATTATCCAATACTGGCACGTACTCGTTCTGCCAAGGATCTGTAAACGCTTCACCAGCTTTAATTTTTTTAGCAACAGCTTTATCGTCGTATAAAACATTACCTTCTCTATTCATCCTCCAACCAACATAACTTTCTGTACCTTTTGCTGGATCGTATAAGAAACCACCTCTTCCAATTTTAGCATTACCCTCAACTTTACCAAGTATAGCTTTGTCAAACCCTTGGAATGTATACTCATATCTACTAGTAATATCATTTTTTAAATGATTTACTAAAACTTTTTTTGATCTTTCTAAGTCAAAGTTATCATCAGTAATATCTGTTAGTACATTAACCATTTTATCAAAATTTTCTTTAAAAAGCGCTTTATCCGCTTCAGGTAAGGCCTCCATGTCCTGAAGATCAATATCACCATCTTTGTCAACATCTGTTAATTGAAATGTTGTTAAAAAAGTTGACTCTAAAAGATCTAACGATATAGACGCTCCTTCTCCTGGTTTAGTATTTTGCAATGCCGATACTAAAGATTCTCTATTAACACCGTCAATTCTAGTTAACGCTAAATCTCTAAAATCTTCTTTTGTGTCAATTAAAACTTCAATATTTGACAGCAGTTCTTCATCATTAAGTATTGGTTTACCACCATTTTCAGCGTCTATTTTTGCTTGAGCTACTCTAGTTTTATAAATATCTACCACAGCACCTTGTTTTTTAGCATTTATTGTTGGTAGGTTTTCCCTCATTTGGCTTAGGTTGTAACTCATATCTCCACCCATAACCATGTTACCAAAACCGTCGTCAACCTGTGAGTAATTCTTTGCGTTAAAAGTTAGTTTACCATCAACAAATGATACCGAAACGTTATCGTCCATGTCCATGTTATCTAAATCCATCATTAACATCATCGGGGCTATTGTTTCGCTTTTAATAGCGTTAGTATGCCAAGCAGCTTTATTTTCACTTAACAATTGAAATGTAGTTCTAGCGTCTACAGCCTCACTAATAACTCTCTGTAGATCCGCTGTTATCCTTGTTCTAGCCTTTTCGTTTTCAACGTTATCACCTTTACCAAAAGTATTTACAGCCTCGAATTCATCTTGTAATCTTTTAACTTCAGCATCAACAGCGTTAACCAACTCTTGAGGCATTGTTTCTTTTCTCTTTACGATTTTCTCATAGTTTTTATCCATGATTTTTTTAAACTCAGCTAACTGCGCGTTCTTACCAAGTCTTAAGGTTTCTTTTTCTACCTTATACTCTGTCATAGCATCTGTAGCGATACCTAAGTAAGATTTCATGTTCTCTGTATTACTATCGTATAAAGGTTTTAGATTTGGAACGTCTACTCCAGCTCTTGATGTAGCCTCGCTAAACGCTGCCTTTACTAATGTACTATCTGCTGCCATATTTTATTTGTTTTGTTTATTAAGGAATAGGATTACCATACTGATCGAGTTTTACTGGCTCTTGTTGAAGGTTCGTCACTCCACCACCATATCCATATTCACCTGCACCAGGGTTCGTTGCGTTTGGATCAGCAACTTTTGCGCTACCACCCCAATTTATTTGACCAGCGGCTTGCCCAGCCACATTAAACATACCTGTCATAGCGTCGTTCTGAGCGATTTGAGCATTCATTTGGTTTGCCATAGCTTGTTGGTTTGCTAAATTAGCACCTGTAGTTTCTCCCATCTGCATTCCAAGTAAAGTAGCTTGTCTATCCATTTGAGCTTGTTGAACCCATTGTTGACCTTGTCTATCGTAAGTTTGAATAGCTGCCGCACCTTTAGCTGCTGCTATTTGATTTCTTGATTCTTGTTGACCTATTGAAGCTGATATTTGTTGGGTTTGTAACGCACCTTGATTTGCTAGTGCCTGAGCTAAACCTGCTATACCACTACCACCTGCAGCGCCTTTCATATTCTGCATTATGTTAGCTCTCTGCTGAGAACCTTGTTGCGCTTGAAATTGAGCTTGTTGTTGGTTGACAGTTAGATCTTCGTACACGTTTTCCATGTTAGCAAATGGATTTGTAAACTTCATACGTTTATATTCGGCTTTTTGTTTGTTTAAAGCAGCTTGTTCCTTTTGACGTTGTGCATCAGCATCTGCCGCAGCATCTTCAGCGATACCTCTGTTTTTACTAGCATTATATATGCTAACGCCAGCTCCAATAGCACCAACGACAATTGCGCCCCATGTTCTATCCATGTGGTTATTTGGTGACATTATGCCTGTTAAATTTATCATAATTTATTTTCTTTTAAATATTCTTCGTACTCATCCCAATTGAACACTACGTTTATTTTTGCTAATTCATCTAAATCCTCTGTATTAGTGGGATTTGCATGTACAGTTGTTATAACACAATCTTCTACCGCGTACACAATTCTTTTTGCTCCTTGTGGTGATATAATATAACACGGTGCTATAAACTCTTCAACACCATCTTCTTTTGACGATGCTAGTATTCCTGATAGTAAGAAGAATCCATAACTGTGTTTATGTATTGCTGAAAAACCCAGTTGACCCTTCTTCATTCTCATCTCTCTAATATAAACCCCATCAGCAAAAGAATGCTTATATTCCCACAGATGCTCTGGATATATTATTTCTTTCCCAGTACCTATAATGTTCTCTCCATCAGCAATACTCACGAAGTAATCCTCAATTTGCTTTACCTTATCTTTATAGGATTTAGCCGGAGTATTGTCAAATATTTTTTGCAACTCATTTTTAGACATAATTTAATTTAATTTATACCTATAATAGTCACAGTTTTGCCGGTTTTTTTACTATGGAGCTGATGTAGAAAGCAGTTTCTCAACATCGAATCTTAATGTTTGACTTGCGGTACCTGCTTTTACAATTTGTATATTACCAGTTATAGTTGCAATTCTACTTGTATTTTCTACAGTTAATGTAACACCACTTTCTAACGTTTGAGCAGCATCAGCTGTTAAATTACCACTACCAGTAGCACCTCCACCAGCTGTTATAAGTGGATTTTGTAGTTTTGAATTAATACCTATCCCACCAATTCTAGAAACATTATTGATAATACCCTCTTTACTAGCTACACCTATTGTAGCGCTAGCACTAACAGCTCCAGATGTTGTAGTTGTGGGCGCGGTTAAAGCGATAGCTAGATCTGTAAACCTAACTTCCCAACCATAAACTCTTGATATTTCATTTTCTCCATAACCACCAAGTTTCAAAGTATCTCCAGCTAGGGCTAGAGCTTGTTGTTTGTCAAAAACAACTTCACCGTCTTGAGCTGTTATTAATCCTTTTACTATTGTTGGGGTTTTACCAACTGTACTTATAGCTGGTCTTGCATTTTGGATAATTACTTTTTCATCTTTAGTACCTTCAAATATTGTTATCTTATCTTCGTATGCACCAACCACGGTATCCGCTGTAACATCAGTATTTGGTACAACTATCATGCCTGGTTTTATTAAATTAGCCTTAGTTATAGGCCAACTATAATTCATTTGATTGTAAAAGTTTAGTCTAACACCACTCCCAATTGACACGGCTTCTGAAGCTGTGAATTGGTACGCGTTAAGTCCACCACCAGTGATAGCAACAACAGTAACTAAATTAGCAAAATATGGACCTGTTGCTTGTATAACTTTATCACCAACTTTAATTTCCAAATCCTCAATTGTTTGAGTCATTGTAACCGTAGTGGTACTCGACATAACAGCGTTGGTATTATCATGAGCTGTCACAGTTGGGTAGATGTTTTCTCCTGGTAAATCTATTGGAGCGGCTCCAATTACCGGTTCTATAAAAGCTATAACATCACTTTCCACTGGTTGCTTTAAAACTCTATAAGCAGCTGTCGTTGCGGCGGTTGTTGTAAAACTAAAAGCTGTTTTAGCTTGAGGTTTACCTCTATTAATAGAAATAGTGTCTGTTGCCATAGTTCCAGCAACTGTACTATTAGGTGAATAACCCTGTAAAGTCAACGTTAAAGCATCATACTGATATATAACTTTTTGCATCACTAGAGAACTAGACCCCGTAGAATTATTAATATCTAATGAACCGTCTCCAAATCTAACTTCTCTATAAGCAGCATGTTCTGTACCTGGTTGTGCATAAAGATAAATATCATATTGATCATCACCACCTGTTACCGCTGGGAAAGTTATACTTCCACTATACGAGTTGCTAGATATTTTCTCTTCTAAATTTGAGGCATCAGCTTGAAAAGCATTTGTCACGAAGTTGTAGTAATATCCAGTGGTATTATCTTTAATTTCTAATTTAAACTCTGCTCCTTTATCTCCAGATATAGTAAAACGTCTACGTTCACTAGTAGCTGGTAAGTCTGATAAATCTAAGTCAAAAGACCTGATAACCTTTCCCTGTATTGGCATTTCGGAATCAAGCATTAAACTACCATCTGGCATATAATGATATCCAGGAGGAGCTATTTGTCCTTGAGCGTTTCTTTTGCTTAGCCCTGCTTTATTAAGTCCGTTATGATATGACATAGTTATTATTTATTATTTACTGTTTTCAGTTACACCACTTCCTACCGACCATAATTTAGCGTCTGTAGTTGAATTGTTTACAAAATGAACAGAAGCATAGTACCCTAGTAAATCGTTGTTATTTACAACTCTATTTTTAGAGAAGGATATATAATCACCTCCATCTGGATCTAATAGGTTGTAAGGCAAAGGATCACCAAAACTATCAACATATTCACTATAAACCTCTATCTCTGTAGAAGAAATAATACTATGAACTTGACCGATATGTATCGGTACTGCGCTAGAATTCTGTTGAAAACCACCGAAATCCGATGTGCTCGTCATGTAAACCTGATCTCCAACTTGTAGAGAGGTATTTATATCGTGATCAAAATTTAATGTTTGTACGTATGCCATATTTAATCGTTTAGTGTAATAGTTATTGTAGCTGACTCAGAATTTCCACAAGAATCACCATCGTTGTTCTCACAAACTGCTATTACTTGAAAATCGTAAGTACTTTCGTTTAGGAAGTAGTTAAAATTAGTGTTGTAAGTGTAGGAAGCAAGACCGCTATTTATAGTAGGTGAAACAATAGAGATGAATCCAGGAGGAGATGCTCCATTGTCTATTAAAATTGCGTAAGAGGTAGCTGTATCCACCGAAGCAAAGTTAAATGTAATTTGTGTTGCGTATGTAGGGGTGATTGGATCATTCCAAGTGTTAACAACAACAGGATTAGTTGCATCAAAAGTAGGTTCATCACAAGTATAACAACAGCAATCGTTAGGGTTTGTACTACCATCAAAAGTACAATCTTGATTAAATGCAGCATCATAGTTAGTTGCCGTAGCATCCATACATCCTGGGTTAGGAGCTATACAACTACCATCAATCTGAAGGTCTAAATTTGGGTTATAGTTCATAGCTGAAGCATCCGTTTTACAACCCGCTGAGAGCACGAAAGTATTTGAAGTACTAGTCGTTATTACATCGTTCATAGAAGGATTAATTATTGGTCCTGACCAATCAGCATGATACGTTATAGTTAAATCACCACTTGCAACGCCATAAGCTCCATTAATATCAACATGTGGTGCCCACTCATTTTGCTGAACAAGACCCGAGAATGCTTGCGTACCACCACTCCAAGTCACTCCACTCTGAGATGGATCGATCTCAATTCCTGGATTAGTAATAGTAGCCGTGTTAGTTCCAACGCCAAGATCTATAGATGTAACTAAAGCTGAGTTGTAAGCTGTACCATAGTTGTCTCCAGTAGCTCTAATACGTTGGTAAGCGGTGCTTCCCCCAAAACCGAATCCTTGTAGTTCGCTCACAAGCGGCGTTCCAGTGTAAGTACAACAACTGTTATCATTAGTCCCATCGTTACAAGGTGTGGTAGCGTCAGGATCATAATTATCCGCTGCGTATAAACCAAATCCATCAGCATTTAATGTAGCGTCCATACAACCAGCGATAACACAAGAACCATCATCACAACCAGCAGCTGCATCATAATTTGAAGCAGTTGGATCTGTACATCCACCATAAGTACAAGAACCATCATCTATAGTCGCTCCTGCGTTGAAATTACACGCCGTAGCATCAATACATCCTGAATATGTACACTGTGTGTTGTCCGATATATCAAAACCAGTGGCATTAGTAGCCGCACTATCAGCACAACCAATAGTAAATGTTTGCGTTTCTGTTATAGAACAATTACCATCAACTGTTATAACGTTAAATACTATATCAACGGTAGTAGAAGGAGGAGATACAACCGCAACGTAGTTCATTGTTGGCTCACTTGTTTTAACCCCAATAACGGTATTACCACTCATTCCACTACTCCAAGGGTTTAGTGTTACATTATTACCATCAATAGTAGCGTTTGTACCTGACCCATTCCAATAGGCGGAGGTGTTAGGATACGGGGTGTTATATGTGTTTATTTTAAAAGTGGTGTTAGTAGAACTTTGTGTAATTTCTATTGTTGGGCAGTTGTAAGGATTACAAGAACCATCATCTACATTAGCAAGTGCATTGTAATTTGAAGCCGCATAAGTTCCATCGTTGTTTAACGTATCATCCATACAACCTGGAATAGCAGTAATACAAGAACCATCATCTACGGTCGCAGCAGGATCAAAATTTATCGCAGTTACGTCCATACATCCAGGAACTATAAGAGTCAAACAACTAGTAGGAATTGTATCAGCAACCCAAGTACTTCCACCACCAACTACAACAACTTGATTAACAGCATCCCAACAATCACCACAAAATTCTAAGAACGTATTATCGTTACAACCAGTACATGTTGCGTATTCACAAGTACCATCATCTACTGTTGCAATAGGATCATAATTACAAGCGCCCCAAGTTCCACCAACGTTATTATTTGCTCCAGTGCCATCTGTACAACCGGGTATTGGAGTTGACGTAATTGTTACACTTGTGCTAACTGTAGATCCAAGAGCTAAATTACCAGCGTATAAGCCAGTCATGTCGCAAAGACCACTTAACGTTATTGTAAGAGTCCCAGCGGGTAAACCAGTTATTGTATATGTTCCTGTACCAGTTCCTGAATCAAGGATATCAACAATATTTCCTAGATAACCTAATTGATAGTAGTTTATCGTTGGGGAAGTGGACTCTGTCCACTCTATAACAACCTCTCCATTACTCATTCCAGCATCAGCTGTTGTTTGAGAGATTATTTGAAGGTTTGTAGGTCCATAACAATACTCACAACCAGTTGTACAACTTGGGTCTGCGCCATCGTTGTTGATTGTACTAACATCTGTGTCTCCACAATAATTACACAAACCGTTGTCAACCGTAGCTGATGCATCATAGTTACATGCTGTAGCGTCCATACAACCACCAATGTAAGTGCATAGGCCATCATCAACCGCAGTACCATTTAGATAAGTTAAATTTCCATTAGGACCATCAACAACCGGTGAACTACCTGTAAAGCTATAGTTTGTAGCTATAGGATCAGTACATCCTAAATATTCACAACTTCCATCGTCATAATTAACATCTGTCATCTCGTCAACAGGCGTAATGTAGTTATCAGCAGTTGTATCAGTACAACCAGGTATTATAGGAATACACATACAATCAGCGTATCCACAAGAAGTACCGTCACTTAAAATTCCTGAACCAAAGTTTGCTGATGGGTTATAATTCCAATTACCTGAAATAGTACATCCCCAAACAGCTGGGATACAACTACCATCATCAACAGTTGCGTTAGAGTCAAAGTTCATCGATCCACCCGCCGCTTCTTGAGACCAAACAGCGAGAGGTCCTGTTGTACAACCTAACCAATAACAAGTTCCATCGTCTGTATTAGCACTTGGAAGGTAGTTATCAGCGCTAGCATCTGTACACCCATGGTTAAAATCAATACAAGAACCATCATCATTAGTAGCAGCGTCATTATAGTTAAACATTGTATTGTCCATACAACCGAATACAACACTAGTTGTTGTACCAGCAGTTCTACCTATACCTTGTATACTAGAATCTTCAGTATCATAGTTACCTGACACGTTACCAGTAGGGTTTATAGTAACATCGTTACCTGTAACATACCCAAACCACTTACCTTCTTTATTTATAAACTCAGTTATACCACCTTGTTCTAAATTAGTAATAACGTTAGTAACATGCCAACCTTCTACATCTGCTAGATTAAAATATTCGTTATCACCAGTTTCTTTTGTTACTTTAGCTTGTGAACCCTCGTAGTTTACAGTTTTAAAAGATTTTACACTTCCAGGAACCTCGTTAAATACAACCTCTAAAGTTGATGGCACAAGATCTTGATCATAAAAAGTATTTCTATTAACAAACTCATCGTGGTGTTTCCATATATTACCATCTTTAAACGTGTAATATTCATTAGCACAGCTAATAGCATTTTCAGGTGTAAATGATTTGAAACTCACCCAACCTTTTACATCTTCTTTAAATGTAACTGTTTTAGCAATAGTATCACCTTTTATAGTAACATTATATTCATCTTTTTTATCGTCATAACTACCAATTAGTTTATCACCTAGTTTTAGGTGATCTCTAAACCAATCTTTCATACCGTGATTTGATATAGGTGTTAATCCGTCCATAGACAACCTCATAACAGTACCTCTAACTTTATCGGTGAAGTAAATTCTATAAGCTTCCGATGCAAATGATTCTGGGTTTTTAGATATACCATACTCACCAGAATAAGGGATAGCTTGACCTAAAACATTGTTTGTTGAAGTTACATTTGTATTTCCATCAGCGTTGAATAAAGCGTCTTTATTTGCTAATATTTTTAATACTCTATCTTCACAAAGCGCTACTAAATCTCCACCCTGTCCCCATCCACTATGTAGTTTTTGTATACTACCGTAAATAGGGTTTATATCTTTTGTAATTTTTTCAGCAGCTATAAATTGATTAAAGTTGTTTACACCGCTAGTGGAATTATATATACCAGAATATATTAAACCATATTTTCTACGTTCCTCTTCATACGGCTCATCAAGAATCGTGGACACTGTTGCTCCATTATCAATTTTAACAGCGTTAAAATCATCTCTTATTCTATTTGATTCTACACCATTGTTAAAAGAATAACAATTACTCCAAGACAATCCTTTTGGTAAACCTAACAAAAACGGTTTTACGTAATATTGGTAGTAATCTAAACTACCAGAGGTATTTAAAGGATTTGAAGCGTCAGCATCAGGATAAGTTGCTGTAGAAGCGCTTGTCCAATATTCTACTTGCACTTCAGAACCGTCTTGCAACGTAAACATTAAATTGTAACCATTGTTATATGTTAACGGTTTGTTTGTTACAATAACTATATTTGGACCTATCTGTCTACTTTGCCAATCAACAACTATTGTTCCTGGATCCACAGTTCCAGTTGAAGTTGTGGAACTAACAATAGAACCAACTGGTATTGTTGTTAACGCGTTTTCCTTACTAATACTAAGCTGATAAGTTCTGCTAGCCTCGTAATACACGTCTAGATCCGTAGATTCTTTTGGCTCCGTCTCCCATATAGATGGATCGATTGATGAATCAACACCAAAACCATCAAAAACCATTTTTGCTTCTAAAAATATTATTCTGGAAAGATTTGTGTTTATACCAGGCGTGTCCCAAACTCCAGCATATCCAGGAATCCCGACAGCATTACCAATAGTTGGAGTAAAACCACTGTCTCCAATGTTTTTGTCAAGCTCTAAGCTCCACGTAATCCTATGGTTTGCGTTGTTAGTGTAAGCGCTACTGTGGTTAATGTTTGTACTCGCGCTATGTGGGTAATTACTTTGATAGCCACTTAGGTCTGAAGCACCTGGATAAGTGTCGTCATAATAACCTTCTGAATAATTATTTTTAAGCGACACAGACACACTTACAATTGTAAAAACTTCATCTGTTGGATCATCAGCAAATTTAAACTTATTTCCAACCACAAGCTGCTCCCACACATCCCAGTAGTCATCTGGAAGATTATACCTCATGTGTAATTGATCAAAAAAGTTGATCCATGTAGCTGGTTGCAACTTACCCTTAGTCTTCCACTCATCATGTATACCACCAATAAACGACAAATCCAACCTGTTACTACGACCCGTGTTGGCCCCAGCCCCATTACCCAAGTGAAAATATTGATATGCACTAAGGTTTGAACCGTGATTTAATAGCGGAATATCTATGGTCGGGTAGCGGTTATCACCACAAACGCCAGGGGTGCTGTAACTAGTGTTGTCATCTTGAGGCACACAACCAGTAAGTTCTGTTAAAATGTTTTCGTAATAAGGGAAGTTATAAAGCGTTTCCATATCCGTGTCAACACCCGCGTTATAATCCAATGTAATTTGTGGTGCTGAAGCAGAGTTCCAACCTCCAAAAAGAGATTGTTGGTTTCTTTCTAATATATCGGTTCTTGATTGTTTTCCATCTTCTCCCCACTCAGCACTTATTCCCAAACTATCAATACCATCAACTGCGGTTGCAAAAGCCTCGTCAATAAACCATCCGTTAGCGTTGGAACCATGTGTCTTTCTTAATATGTATCCCCATGTTTTGGGGTGATAATAAGATTTAGTTGGAATAGGCACACCGTCCATAGTGCCTCCACCAGTATACCTAGCCGCCGCCCACGAGTGGGGTAAAGCACTGATTTGCGCCATAATACCACCCATTGTTGGAGTAGACCCACTCATCGCGTCATAGAAATTAGCTTGAGTTTCGGTCGCTGTTAAACCACCAATATCCTCTTGGCTATAATCTTTTACGTACCCAAAATCGTGGTTCAAGCTAGATACTAATTGTTCTGTTCCAGTGTTAGATAATACTTGTTCATAGAAACTAATATCTTTTAGTATTTTAACAAAAAATCTACCGTTAAACTCAGCTTTATTTTCTCTAGGTATTAATTTTCTAATCTCTAAAACTGGCGCGCCATTAGTAGTTGGCACGGTAACAGTACCCGACTGATCCGTAAAAAAGAACTCCGCGTCATTATTAAAAGGTTCTGCTAAATGAAATGTAAATTCGCTAACGCGAGACTGCCCACTTCCACCGTCATCTTCAAATAAACCTGCTTGTCTGTAATACGTAATATCCTGTAGCTTATACCATTTAGTAGTGTACTTTCCTTGTTCAGTCTCACTACTACCTACGGGTTTAATAGTGCTTAGTCTAATCTCTACTTCGTGATCTTTAGATATTAACGACCTTAATTTCAACCTACCAATAGCCGGTGTGTTATCAAAATGTGTTCTACCTATTAAGTGTAATTTATAATGACCCGGTAATCCGTTTATCAACACATCGCTTTCGTAAACTTTATTATTGTAATTGTCAGGATCCATAAATAAACCACCATCATCATTAGCATCCACGTCTATTATGTCGAGCGAACCTCTGCCGTAGTTAGTTGCGTTAAATGAATCTGTTCCTTGTACAAATTTTCCAACATTTTGCTTGTCTACCTTTACATAGTCTGGCACCTCGTTGCTAATATCTAGTATTTTATATCTATAATCGTTTTTAGCCAACTGGTCTGAACCTTGTTCTTTTTTTAATATTAAATACGTTTCATCATCCACTTTGTTCCTGTCTGACGATGGAAACGATAACCAAACGTTACCGTCCTCAGCATCATAAAATCTATCCATAGCTAGATTATAATAGTCAGAAGACGTTTCTTTTATATAAAACTTATAAGAATCTACCCAAGAAGGAAGTTGATAACCGTCAATCGGGTACCACTTGATATTAAAACGATTATTTCCGTCAGCCTTGTCTTTATCTATTGTTATTTTAGAATTAGCCGAAGTTATAATAGGTGTTTCTCTACCATATTTATCCGCAAACATAATACCAATATCATAATCTCTTAAAGACTTTAAACTCTTACTTACGCCCGTGGAACTATACGGGGTAACCCAAGACCTAAGGTTAATTTTATTTTTATCAATACTATAGTTTTGTAAGTAATTAGCGTATACAATCCTATTACCAGTAACGTCTTGCGCGAGGGCTTTTCTTGGAACATTGTCATAAGGGCGTAGCAATTGGTTTGACGGTAAAGTGTGACTAATACTTTCCGCGGTTATAAGATAACCGTAATCATCAGTAAGTTGATTAAATAATTGTGATGTAGGATCGGCTGGGAGTGTCGGTGGAATATTTACAATAGTATCTACCACATAGATGTTTGGCGAGTTAGATTCTTTGTACAAAATATCAATAGCAACAACATCTTCAGGCATATCAGGTGTTATTATGTCTAACAACGTTAATCTAGAAATAATATTTTCCATACCAGAGTTATGGCCAACCCTAGCGTTAAACGAATAATTTCCAGGTTGAAAAGCTATTTCAGAAAAAGGAGAGAAAGGAGAGTACTGGTTGTCTTTATACTTGTATCTTGTTGCGAATCTTGGGAATTTAAGTCTATATAAAGGTTTAGTATCTTCCAACCAGTCGCACGCATAATCTAAAGTCCCAAGCTGAGCCCCAATAAGCGCAAAATTTACAACCTCAAGCGTAACATTAAACATCCCACTCAGACTCTGGCTCCCAATGCTTGTGATAACTAAAACCAATTCACTGTCAACCGCATTAATTGGATAATACTCTGATGGAGATGCGACACCGCTGTATGAATCAATGTTTTTAAGAGCTAAACTGTCTCCCTCTTGATAGTTCAACCCATCTCCAAAAGGAGAAATTATATCAACACCTGTAATAGATTGACCCACACCCACGCCTTGTAAATCAAGACCATATATTAGACCGTTTGAGTTACCATCTCTCGCGACGCCTACTCGTAACATTGGAGCGTTTTTAGGCGGAGATTTTATAGTAGTAACGTGTTTTTGTCGCGCCGCAACTTCTGTTCCTAAATCCGCACTGATATTCCTATCTTCAACTAATATGTTAGTGTGGACTAAACCACTTTGATCTGTACCATTTATACTATCATTTATATTTATACATTTTGGCTCGGAGTTATTGTCTGTCCAAAATAATAAATCGTCAACAATGTTTATTCCTGTTACGGGGTATTTAATATCCAAATCAAGAGTTTGTGTTTCAAAAACCCAATGTGTAACTACCATACTAAGAGGCATCCATTGACCTAGATTTTTATATCCACAGCCTCCGCTTATGTAGGTTTGTTGCCACGCTGAAGGTTGAACAGAGCCAAATTCTTGAAAACTCACAGGAGGCTCCATGCACGCAAATCCACCTGTATTAACATTTAACTGAACTATACCTTGTATACGTGTTTTCCCAAAAGAATCAACCCAAGTACCAACTTCTTCTATCGACACAACAACAGCGTTTTCCCAGTAATTTATTAGTTTATGATAATAAGGATCAAGTCCAAGGCCCTTAACGGTCATCCCTGGGTGTATGTTCGAAACGTCATATACCTCTAGTTGGTAAGAAGTCGTGTTTGTATAACCAGATCCACCAGTACCCCAACTTGAAAACCCAGATGACACTACAAGTGTGTCTCCAGAAACATAGTCATTAGAAGCCATATCAAACTGACTTTGACCCCCACTACCGGTTCCAGCCCCTTGCCAGGCAGTTACAGTTACAGACGCTTTATCTACAAACACAACGTTTATATTATCATCTTTATGTTGTAGTATAATTGATTTAGATTCTTTAATCCAGAGAGGATTACTCGTAAAAGCCGCAAAGTTAGTTATCATGATATCTAACAAAGGAGAACTATTAGTATGAACTGATTGGTTAAGAGAAATAGTAGAATATGCCTGCATCTGATCCTTCCAAGTTTTCTCAGCCACAAGCCAATAAAAAGCGTCGTTTTTCTCATCAGATACAGAGCCAATACATTCGTGATCATTATAATCCAATAGAGCTTGGGTTTGCACTAGTGAGTTACCCAATATATTTTGAACAGTACCAACGTCAGATCCTTCTGAAGTTGAAACCTGTATGTTCATTGCATCTCTATATTCTCCTTTTGGAACAAGTCTTTGATCGACATCCTTGTTCATTTTACCACCGGTAAAATTATGCTTGATCTCTGGCATGTACTAGTGTTTTATTTGTTTCGATTTACCTCTTAAAATTTGAGTAAGTTCTTCTAGTTTTAAATTAGATAATCTTAGCTTTGCAGTTCTAACGGCTGCAAATTTTTCTTTTTTAAATCTGTTCACCTGATATTCAGGTATGTTTGATTTTCCTGATAAAATAGCACAAGAAATCCATTTATACATTGCTTCCTCAGCAAACTTATGCACCTTCATTTCATCTTCAGTTCCTAGACTATCACTTATATAATCTAAGATCACAGTTTTTCCTGAGATATTAGAACTAAAGTGAATTTTTCCTGCGTTTTCATCTATATAAAAAGAACCATTAGCTTGAGCGTGTTGAGGGTCTAACCCATATCTTTCTCCGTCTAATGGCCAGTATGCGTCATCTTGATAATCGTTTTGGTTTTCAGATGGCGTAGCAGAATTATAACTTGCCCAAGTCGTAGATTCAGAATCAGTCAACATGCTACCATCAACACCATTAAAAGTATACGAGCCATCAGAAGCTTGTGTTGGTTTTGTAGGATTTGATGTCTTACTAGCAGGATATATAACATGTTTAATTCCAGATCCATCAACCCAACTAACTTTAACGTAACCAACGTAATCTTGAGGTAACGTCATTTGTAATGTTGCTGGAACAGTTATTTCTAGAGCCTTAGTAGATTTAAAGGTGTCAAATGACATTTCAGCTAAACCTCTTTGAGCGTGGAAAGCTACATCTGTTCTACTAGCTTTTGATATAATTTTATCTTCACCAACATATATAAACATAAATTGAGTTATAATATCAGCTAGTGAAACAAACTGATAATCACCATATATACCAGCGTTGCTATAATATTGGGAGGAAGATTGATTGTCTAGTAATGCCATTTATTATATTTTAGGTTGTTGTTGTTTTGTTGCCATATCCATACCTTGACCAGCTTTCATTATATCTGGTTGTTGGTTGGCTAATCCAGCTAGCATCAATATTTTATTTATAAGTTGATTTTCCTCTGATGGATGAAGTTCAAAGTCTTGAGTTGAGGGGTTAGCGTCATACATTGCTTGTTTGTTTATAACAACATAAGTCCAATTGACTTTAGTGGGAACTCTAAAATAGTAAATACCTTTAGGGACTACCGCGAGGTTGTTTCCAGCAATTAACCTTATTGTGTTGTTTCTAATGTTTGCCACTGGTCTAGTATCACTAGGGCTTAATAAAGGACCACCATCCACACAAGTGTTAAAATCTTTTGTGTTTAGTATTTCCGCTTTACCATACGACCCCTTTATCTCGTGAATCCTATATACGTAATTAGGAACATTAGGATAGTAAGTATCAATAGTGGCAGCGTTATCTACACTTTCAAATATTTGAAGTTTTTCTTCTAGCATGTCATCTACATCTGCGTAAACCGTGTCGTTGCCTTGGCTTTTTCTAGCAATGTTTGTGTCATAGAAATATTGTTCAAATATTTCCATTTGTGCTTGGTTAGCAAATAGATTAAAATCCTGAGGTGTTATATAACCTCTTTGTTCTTTATTAGCTAACGCTAAAACTTTTTGATATACTGTATCTACGCTTACCATAATTTCTTTTATTTATTATAAGGGAATAATCTATTCAAGGTGTCTTTTCTTTTCCCACACCCACAATCTTTTTTAACAACTTTACTAACTGTGTCTACAACTTTTTTTATCCCCGTTGCTTTTGTAATTTTTTCTATTGAGTCTCCTAATCCTTTTGATTTCTTTTCCATATAATTTAATTTTAATAAATGGTCGCCCCGAAGGGCAACCATATTATTTTGTTGTTAATTTAATCTTTTCTCTATATTAGAGTAAATCTCCATACCTTCGTCAGTTTTAAACCAAGCAGCCAAAGCTGAATAAGGATGTTCATCAAATGGAACATTCATTAGTTTTCTATCATTAGAACCCCATGAAAAAGTTCTTTGATCAGGTGATAGTTTTAATATACCCATTTCAGTTGCTTTGATACCAAAGTTTCTAAGCTGTACGTTTTCATCATTTACTAATTCTAAGAATAACCTTGGGTTTCTCTTAGCATATAATAGTAAATCTCTTTTAAGTTCCTTAGAACTCATCTCTGACACCTTAGAACCTAATTCTACACGCATAACAGCTTCTGCCATATCTATATCTATAGATTGGGCAGCGTTTAATGCCGCTATCTCCAGTTCTAACACATATATGTCACTAACCGCCTCTTGTTGGTAGTCTTTCTCGTGAAATTTTCTTCCTTTATCTGGGTGATACAATGATAGTATTTGTTGTAAAATAACTTTATTTTTAGGTACGAACAAAGTTCCATTTCTGAATATAACATGTTCTAACCTTTGATCACCTTTCATCTCATCAACAAATGGAGTTCTTTGATTGGACGTGATTTTTACTTCTCTTTCATATCCTTTCTCTTCATCAAACCAATATATGTTTGAAGATTTAATACTGTAACTTAAAGGTCTTAAACTACCTCTTAAGTAATATTGTCTATCTTTTACTTCCCAAGTATCTTTTTTCTTTTTTGGTAATGGTTTTTCCATAACCGGTATTTCAACTTCTTCGAAGTCTTTTTCTATTAAAGGTTCTACGACCTTTTCTATTTTTTGTTTTTTTGCCATAATATAATATATAATAAAATTAATAAATAAAAGGGTCGAGGCCGAAGCCCCGACTCTTTAAATAATTGTGCTTAGTTCATCAACATGAAGTTGTTTGCACCTTGTACGATTAAACATCTTTCAGATAAGTAATGTACGTTCATTGCATCTAAGTCAGTTGTAACATTTCCTCCAACTGAACCAGTGATCCAAGTCTTCATTCTTCTGTCTTCTGACTGACCTTTTCTGTAACGAACATGTAAGAAAGGTCTCTTAAGATTCTTTCCTAATTGTTGGTCATAAACTGAAGATACACCTGCTGGTACAATAACACCTCTAATTGCACTAGAAGATTCAACAGCACCACCTCTTGTAGCGTTGTCGTTTAAGTATTTCCAATCAGTTTTGTAGAAGTCATAAGAACCTCTTCTAAAACCAGAGAAACCTAAGTTTAATGCCATATCTTCTGAGTTGTCAAATACTCCGTAAGAAGTACCACCAGCTCCGTAAGAATTCATAGAAGCTAACATGTCATCCATTGCTAGAGCAGTTGCTCTGTTTACAAACATCATGTTTTCTTCAATAGCACCTTGCTTGTCAAACTCAGCTAAGATAGCGTCAAACTCAGCTAAATCAGTTGCAGCGTTAACACCTGTAACACCTGAAGTTAAATTACCTCTATCTTCGATAGCCGCAAATAAACCTTCAGTTCCAGGGTCAGTATTAGTAATAGTACCAGCACCTCCATCATAAACTGCGTCATCGTGAATTGTAGAAGCTGCTAAAGCTCTAACAGATTCAACCATTGACATTTCAACGTAATCAGAAAATCTAGTTCTAGTATCACCTTCAGCTTTTAAGTACCATAAGTAACCGTTTTGACCATCTTCACCAGAAATTTCAACCCAACCAATTTGAGACGCATCAGATCCATTGATTTGATAGAAGTCTTTTAAAATAATTGGTTTATTGCTAAAACTTTGGTGAACTGGCTCGTTAGAAGACGTTTGCCCACTAGTACCTTTCGCGAATTCAGATCCATATACCATAACAGTACAAGTACCATCAGTAAGCGTACCTGCAGCCGCGTCAGACATAAGAGCAGCTTTGTAAGGTAAAGCTACAATAGTAGCAGCACCAGCCGTTCTAGTTTTAACGTAACACTGTGTAGTTGCTCCATCACGAGAGCTAGATACTAATATAGTATCACCAACTCTAATACCGTGAGCCGCAGCTCCAGCGTTACCATCTAAATCAGTACCGATAGTAATTTGATTAGCCGATACATCTAGTGTACCATTGTAACTTAAGTGTAATCTTCCTTGTTCCGACCAGATTACTTGGTCTGATGTCATACTTTCTTCTGCTCCAACTTGTGATAAGAAACCTGAAATTGTTCTATTACCGAACACCTCAGCTTCTTTCTCCATTAAATCAGGTAAGTATTGTTGTGCCCAACCCGCTGTACCAGCTGCTGTAAAGTCAATATAGTTATTAACTAACGCCATCTGAGTAGAAGTTGCAACACTGTTTAAATTTGTTCCTGCTGTAATTGCCATTTTAAATTTGTTTTAAATTTGCTATTTGTTTTTGTTTTTAATTTTAAACTTAAAATCAGAAGAATTTTCACCTAACACTCTTACTTTTACACCGCCGGCTTCAATTTTCCCATGACTCTGTCTTGGGTTCATATCCACGTTTTTAGATTTAGCAATACTATTTTTCATAGCATCTGCTTTTCCTTGTTCGTAAAAGTGTTTTGCAACAGCGTCCGCATTCATTGCTGTGTATAGAGATTTATGATAACCCTTAGCGTCTGTTAAAGCTGATTTCTTATCCAAAAACTTTTTGGTGAAATTACTTATGTCGCTCTGAGTGTTTTTAACCTCTTCAGCATTGTTTACATTAAACCTGTATTTTTTATCACCGACGTTGTATTCAAAACCTTTGAACTTGTCGTTGAAAACTTGTTCAGTTTTCTGTGTAAAAATATCAGAGTTTGTTTTAACTGTTTTTTGAGTTGCTTCTGACTCCTTGTTGTACCTATCAAAGAAATTAATTGCTTTTTGTTGCTCACTTGTGAGTTTCGATCCAGCTTTAATCTCTTCATAGTATTTAGACTTTTGCCCGTCTAGGTGGCTTTTAGCGCTGGCAACTTGCTCTTTAAGCGCTAATTTCTTTCTACGTATATCTCTATCGTCGTCCATATCTTCGTCGTAAGAGAACGTGTCTTCCAAAAGGAAGTTAATTTCTTCATTGTCTAAATGAGGTTTTGTTTGCTTGTAGTACTCGTGTAACAAACTAGTATCATCTAGTTTTGAATAATCTTGATTAAGCTTAACATAATCATTTAAATCTCCACCAGTATCATCCATAAAGTCCATTAACTTTTGGATATTTTCTGGTAATGGTTCTCCAGTAGCTTCAGCTTCCGCTATCGCTTCTTCAACTTGTTCTTCCACCTCCTCAACTTCTTCTTCAGTAATTTCTTCTAATACTGGAGTTTCTTGTGTTTCAGCTTCCGGTTGTACTTCTTCTTGTTCTTGTGTGGGCTCGGCATCTTCAGACTCTGCAACCACTCCGCTGTCGTCAGCGTTATCTTCTTTAACTTCATCTTGTTTTGGTTCTGGTGGTTTACTTAAATCTACCTTAACGACACTATCGTCTCCAACAGATTCAAATTTACTTTCTTCAACTTGTTTAGTCGTTTCTTGTGTAATCTCTTCGACTACTTTTTCATTTTCTTCTTCCATAATATAATATAATAATAGTTAATAATTTACCTAGGGTCAAACACGCCTAAATTAAATCCTCCGCCTAGTATATCATTACCTGCGGACTCAAAGTTTTTAGGTGGTTTACCACTGTTTCTTTGATCTATAAGTTCGCTTTGTTGAGAAGCTTGTATTCTAGTCCTCTCATCTTTACGATCTTCCTTTTCTTTTTCTTTTGATTTCTGCCCATCAACCTCAACACCTTTAAGCTGCATGTTCATCTCAAATTCTAATTGCATTAGCTCTTTTTTCATCTGAACCTCTTGCATCATTCTTTGAGATTCTAATTGAGCTTTAACTTGTTCTAACTGCGCTTGACTTTGTGTTAAGGCTTGGTTTTTTTGAACCTCTGATTGAGCAGCTGCTTGAGCCGCTTGTTGGTTCATTTGACTTTGCATCTGCATGTTTTGCTGCTGCAAAGCTTGGTCTTTGTCTAATTTTTTCTTTCTACGTATTTTAAGTAATTGGTTGGCTAGTTTGATGTTTTTAATTTCTCTAATATCAATAGCATCAGCTAGTTCAATTATTTGTTGCTGTAGAGCCATTTGAATGTTGTTCTCTAACATCATTCTCTCTTCTTCATCTGGTTGTAGGTCGATGAATATACCAAAGTCATATAAATGCAACTCACTAAGTTCTTCTAATACTGCCGCGTTATGAACACCAATAGCTTGTATGAAAGCATCTTTTGTAGGAGAGTATTCTATAATATCAGAAATTCTTAAAGATAATGCCTCACAAACCTCAGCTGTTAGGAATAATCCAGACTGTAATATATGTCTAGTCGCTGTGTTTGAATTTGCTGCTGCTAATTTTTGAACACCGACTAAAGCGTTTTTATCTGGCATACTACCGTCTCTAGCTTCGTTAAGTCCGGTTACATCTCTTATCATTTGTAGGTAGTAGTTATAATTACCTATAAGAGCTTGCATTTTGTTTCCACCAGCTCCAGATGTAATTTCTTGAATAGGTACTTTACCTGGGTTCATATCACCCTCAGAAGTAAATGATCTACCAATAACAGATCCTGTTTGGAAGAACATATTTAAAGCTTCTTGTGGGTTATAGTTTGTTCCATTACCTAAATCTACTTCAGCTAAACCATCAGCATCTAAGTAAACACCATCGGGAACCATTCTTGACATTACCTGTTGTAGTTTAAGGTGTGTTAATTGAATCATATCGGCAAATCCAGTTATACGCTTTACTAACGAATCAATTTTTCCATTGTACATTCTAGGCGCTACAATAGAATAGTTCATTTTAACTTTAGTAAAATCACTTTTAGGGCGCATCATGTTTTTAGCCATCTCCCATTTAAGTAATTTTTCTGTACCTAAAATCATAGCGCCATCATACAAACACTCTATAGATCTCAGCATTTTACCAAAACCACCCTCCATATCTTCTGGTGGATTAAACGAATCGTCTTTAGGTATAATCTTATCCCCACCAGTTGCTGTTTCTTTGGTTTTATAAACCTCATTCATATAAGTTTTATAATTAAAATATAAAACTTGGATTGTGTTTTCGTCCTCTTGGTGTCTAGAGGTTTTGTTAGAAGACTTGTTCTTCATTATATCTTCAAGATCACCTTCAGATAAATGTGGGAATTGCTTTGCTAGCTCGTTAACAGGAATAGTTTTCACCTCTCCAACATAATATATATCTTCAAAGTAAGGTGAATCTGTGTGTGAGTAAACTAAGTTAACTGGATCAACGTAATCTACAACAACTCCTTCTGAAGTGTTAAATGACGTTTTTACCGCTCCTATACCTAAAACTGTAAGGTCATAATAAAATCGCTTTTTTGTAAGCTCATATCTATTACCTTCTAACAAGGTATTAAGAGCTTGTTCTTCCGCTATTTCAATAGATTGCTTGTATGTTAATTGCATATGAAGTTCCAACTCCTCATTACTCTCTGGAAGTTCTTCTATTTGACTATCTCTAACGTTTAAGTTTAACTCTCTTTTGACAGCATCATTAAACTCTTTCAATCTCATATCTTTCAATATAGATTCCATGTAGGCGGTTCTTTTAGAAACTCCATGTGGATCTTGGGAATAAGCCTTTACATCATAAGTTCTTTCGGCGATACCATTTACAACTATATCAACAAACTTGGATATAATTGGAACTGGTTTCCAGTCTAAATTTAAATAGGACAAATCACCGTTTATAGACAACTCATCCTTATATTTTTGTATAGACTGCTCGCCTCTAGCGTACAATCTTAAATTATGAAAATCATTATGATTAGCCCCATGTCTATTAGAACCTCTATCGTTGTTAAACCACTCTTGTTCTATTGCTTTACCTACTTTTAAACCATATTCGTAGCTAAGCTTCTCAGCATCACTTACAGTTTGACTCGGGAAATAACTTTTAATGCCAGACTCTGCCATATTTATTATTTGATTATTTGTGAATTACTCCCAGTATTACTATACTTGGAAATGTTTATGTTTAGTGGTTGTTTTTCAACCTTAGCGTTTGGCGCATATAAATGTCTGTTGTTTGCCATAATAGCTAAACCAGAACTTATTGACGCATCATGCTTTGTTCTTTTGTTTATATCAAACTTTGCCCAATCATTTAGTAGTTCATTGAAATATAAATCACCGAACGTTCCATCTTGCTTCATTCCAATGTGATCTTGTATATACATCTCAATTGCCGCTGCATGAGCTTGTTTAATGTCTTCTGAGGAATTTGGTATTCCTCCAACTTCTTTTTCTGCTACAGATAATTTGTTCCATATCTTATCAGGTCTGTTCATACTAAACCCTCTATACCCTCTACGTCTCAGATAATATAAGAGACGAGGTTTATTGTTCTCTGCGAGTATAGGCATCCCGTAAAATACTAAAGCCATTAGAACGTCCTCAAAGAACATCTCAGCTGTTGGTGGTCTTGATAAGTATTCTAAAAAGAAACTATTAGCTGGAGCATCCTCCATGCTAAACCTAGTTAAACCGTGTAAAGCTCCTTTCGATCCAACTCCATCTACCGTCCCTGATATATCGTAACTATCACAACCAAAGGCTCCCATGTGTTCATTACCTGGGTATTTAATACCATTTTTAAGCACTACTTTGTTTTGGAGCTGTTGAGGTGGAACCCAACTAACTTTAAACCTGCCTTTTGGATCTGGGTAAAATATAACTTGTGAATCTTTTATACCATTCACCCATTGAAAATTACCCGTTGTGATTCCTAGAGTTCTAGTCATCTCCTCGTTGTAATCTATCTGTTCATATATTTTAACCAAGTTAAATATACTGTTTTTAGTTTCATCTCTAAACGCGTGCTCTGTAGTTCTAGGAAACTGGCGGTAAAATTCGTTCAAAGCATCTTGATCGTCCTTTAAGCCATCAACTTCGTTCTGCCAACTATCTATTACACCTAAATCTATTAATTCACCGTCTGGTGCGAATCTGTCGATATCAGGAGTAGTAAAGACTGGAATTCCATGTTCATCAATAAATCCTTCATAGTTCCATTCCATTGGGATAAAAAGAGAGTATAAGCCAGACTTTGTCTGACCATTTCTATTTCGTTTCGTGACATCTGAGGCATTGTATAGTTTTTTAAAATTCTCTCCACCTTTATCTAAAGCATTTGAAGTTGAGCCCATCATACATTTA